TAAGTAGAAACGTTTACGAATAATAAACTTTAACGGAGCGGGGGTGAAAACCCCCTCTCTCCAATAGGAGGAAAAAATGGCAGATGCCGTAACAAGTCAAACTTTATCTGATGGCGATAGAATCGCTGTCATGAAATTCACAAACATATCGGACGGTACTGGAGAAAGTTCAGTAGCAAAAGTTGATGTTTCAGCTTTAGCGGCAAGCAATGCCGGATTAACTCCCGCACTTGTCACTATTGAACAAATTTGGTACGATGTTGGAGGCATGCGTGTAGCTTTGGAATGGAATGCGACAACAAATGTTGTAGCAGCAGTCGTAGGCGGAAGCGCAGCGGCAGGACCTGATTCAGGTCACATGGATTTTAGATCATTCGGTGGTATTAAAAATACATTAGCATCTGGATATAATGGTGACATTGATTTAACGACTCATGGTCATACAAATCATGACCACTATACTGTTGTATTACAGCTAAGAAAATCATACTAATAAATGATATCGAGATCTTCGATACCTAAACAAATATCAAAAGGAGGCAAAATGCCAAAAGGACCAGGAACATACGGAAGTAAAAAAGGAAGACCACCTAAGAAAAAAAAAGATAAGAAGAAAAAGAAAAAGAAAAAAGGTTAATCTAGATGGCACTTTCAGGCACTAACGCTTTTGATCTGGATGTTGATGACGTCATACAGGAAGCTTTTGAGAGATGCGGTTTGCACGCGCGCTCGGGCTATGATTTAAAATCAGCAAGACGGTCCTTAAATCTTCTGTTGGCGGAATGGGCTAATAGAGGAATTAATCTATGGACCGTTGAACTGCGTACACAAACATTAACGGCGAGCACAACAAGCTATACGCTTGATTCTGATCTCATCGATATATTGGAAGCAGTTGTCTACAAGGCTTCTGATACAACGGTTGATATTGAAGTTGATCGCATTAGCCGTGCCGAGTATTTAAATATTTCAAAAAAATCAACAGAGGCCGTTCCAACGCAATATTACTTATTGCGTGGTCAGTCTACCCCAACATTATATCTTTATCCAACGCCTAATGCCGCTGATACTTTTAAGTATTGGGGATTAACTAAGATTCAAGATGCAGGCGACTATGAAGATGAGTTGGATATTCCTACACGTTTCCTCCCGTGTCTAACAGCCGGAATGGCTTACTATGTGTCCTTGAAAAAGTCACCGGAGAGAACACCTTTACTCAAACAACTGTATGAAGAAGAATGGCAGCGCGCTTCGGAAGAAGACAGGCCGCGTTCCAGTTTTTATGCTATACCCGAAAGAGGAGTCATATAATGGACTACAAAGAGTTATCACCAATTAAACAACAATTTGTGTCTTTGTCAGACTACATGGGTATGGATCCAACGCCAATAAAAGAGCTTGAACTTCTTCCCGATTCTATAATAGAAACATTTGTTAAAGCATTAGAAGATATGATGGATAAATATAACATGGGTGGCATTGTATCCCTTAATCAATTAACACGACCATTAGGATATAGATAATGGCGCATGCATCAGGTAAATACGCGAAAGCGATCTCTGATCGAAGCGGAAGAGAATTTCCGTACAAGGAAATGATCAAGGAATGGAATGGATCATTTGTTCATAAGTCAGAATTTGAGAAAAAGCATCCTCAATTGGAGAGAAGCAAGCATACTTCCGATGCACAAAGTCTGAAAGATGCCCGTTCCGCTAGAAAAGAACCAATGGTTGTTTTTGTGGGCGGTCAAGGATTCTTTGATCATAATGATACAATGCAACCAGAATCTAACAAGGCTCCTATTGTTGGAACATCAGTTGGAATAGTAACAGTGAGCACGTCATGACAACATATGCAGAATTAACAACACAGATTTTAGATTATACAGAAACAAGCACGGATGTGCTAACATCAACAAGGACAGATGATTTTATAGAGCACACGGAAAATAGAATTTTGCGAGATGTTGACTTGGATGTATTCAAGTCTCATCAATATTCAACCTTGACGGCAGATAGTCCATTCTTGTCTTTGCCTGGTGGAACAACACCAGAGCCAACATCCTTGGCGACAATACGGACTGTCATGGTTTATGCTTCTGCTTCCGCTGCAAGGGATTTTTTGGAGCAACGAGACGTCAGTTTTATGAATGAATATTGGCCAATAAGAACATCTACAGGAACACCAAAATATTGGGCATGGTGGGATGAAAATACGATTTATCTTGCGCCAACCCCTAGTTCTGCGTTATATGTAGAATTGGGAATTACAAGATTACCAACAAGACTGTCCAGTACCAATACAACCTCATGGTTGGGTAATAATGCCCCAATAGTATTGCTCTACGGATGTCTTGCAGAAGCCTTCAAATTCTTGAAGGGACCAGCGGAAATGCTGCAATTATATGAACAATCATATCAACGTGCTATCCAAGAGTTGATGATAGAGCAACAAGGAAGGCACCGAAGAGATGAGTATATGCACGGGGCGCTACGAACGCCTTTGCAGTCACATAATCCATAGGAGGATAGAAAATGGCAATAACTCAAGCTGTTTGCACAAGTTTTAAGCAGGAATTGCTCGTTGGAACACATAATTTTACGGCGACCACGGGTGATACATTTAAAATTGCATTGTATTCAAGTTCAGCTACCCTAAGTGCTTCAACAACTGCTTATTCCAGTACAAATGAAGTTTCTGCTTCAGGAACCTATACGGCTGGAGGTGGATCATTAACAAATGTGACACCAACAACAAGTGGAACAACTGCTCTTACTGATTTTTCCGATGTATCTTTTACATCAGCAACAATCACAGCAAGAGGAGCATTGATCTACAATAGTACAGATTCAAATAAGGCGGCTGTTGTATTGGACTTTGGTGGTGATAAGACATCAACAAGTGGAACGTTTACAATTCAATTCCCAGCTGCAGATGCAAGTAATGCTATCTTACGATTAGCATAGGAGATAATATATGGCTCTCGTATTAGACGACAGAGTAAAGGAAACATCGACAACAACAGGAACAGGTACGCTTGATTTAAGCGGCGCCGTTTCAGGTTTTCAGACTTTTGTTGCAGGTATTGGTGATGGCAATACGACATATTACGCCATTGTTAATCGTGATGAAGCAGAATGGGAAGTCGGTCTTGGAACCGTTACTGATGCATCAACCGATACACTGGCGAGAACAACAGTTATTTCAAGTTCAAATAGTGATTCTGCTACTAGTTTTAGTGCAGGAACAAAAGATGTATTTTGCACCTTGCCAGCAAGCAAGGTTGCTAATCTTGATACAAATGATAATTTAACAATTGGCTCAGGATCCGCAGGCGTTGACTATACATTAACGTTTGATGGTGCGGATTCCGACGGTGTTCTCACATGGATGGAGGATGAGGATTTATTTAAATTCACTGATGCAGTAAATGTTGGTGTAGATGACACTGGATACGACGTTAAACTATTTGGAGCAACTGCTGGTAGTTATTGGTTATGGGATGAATCAGCAGATGGAGTTGTACAAATAGGCACACTAACAGTTGGTGTTGATGATGCAGGGCATGATGTTAAGTTTTTTGGTAATACTGCTAGCGCCTATATGTTATGGGACACTTCAGCAGATGACTTGGTATTAGCGGGTGCAGCAGGAATTGATCTTGCCGGTGATATTGATGTAGATGGAACTGCAAACTTGGATATTGTTGACATTGATGGTGCTGTCCAAATAGACAATACTATCACTGTTGGTGTAAATGGTACAGGATATGATGTAAAGTTTTTTGGAGATACTGCTAGTGCTTATATGCTTTGGGACGAGTCGGCAGATGACTTAGTCTTAGCGGGCGCGGCAGGGATTGATCTTGCCGGTGACATTGATGTGGACGGAACTGCAAACTTGGATATTGTTGATATTGATGGTGCAGTTCAAATAGATGCTACATTCACATCTGGTGTTGATGGACAAGGATACGATACTAAATTTTTTGGAGATACATCAAGTGCCTATATGTTATGGGATACTTCTGCGGATGATTTAATTCTTTCAGGTAGTGCAGGTCTTATT